CGGTATAAATAATATAAAGGATTTATAGAATGAAAGAATTGGATGTGATTATACCATATAAATATGCTGAGGACAAAATCCTCGCCGATCTCCAGAAATATATTGATGCTACATATAGCGAGCATTATAAATCAGCTGACCAAGATATCCAATGCCTAGATGCATGGATTGCTATGGGTGATGCTACGCCTACATTTCGAAATACTGCTATGAAATATTTGTGGCGATATGGCCAGAAAAACGGAAACAACAAGAAAGATTTACTTAAAGCACTTCATTATATTATTTTTGCATTATATAATGATCATTATCGTAAAGGGAATACACAATGAATATTGAAATTTCAGTTGAAAAGCTAAGAGAACGTAAACTAATGGTTGCTACACCTATGTATGGTGGAGCATGTGCAGGACTTTTTGCAAAGTCTATAGCAGATTTAGCAGCTCTCTGTACACAGTATGGTATTTCTCTCCAAATGTATTTTCTTTTTAACGAGTCATTAGTAACTCGTGCCAGAAATTATTGCTGTGATGAATTTGTAAGATCTGAAGCTACTCATCTAATGTTTATTGATTCTGATATTGGTTTTAATCCACAGGATGTTATTGCTCTTCTTGCACTTGCTGATGATGATTCAGAATATGATGTAATTGGTGGTCCTTATCCTAAGAAGTGTATTTCATGGGAAAAGATTAAGCATGCAGTTGATAAGGGTGTGGCTGATAATGATCCAGGCATTCTTGAAAAGTTTGTTGGCGATTATGTTTTTAATCCAAAGAATGGACAAGGCAATATTCCACTTAATTCACCCGTAGAAGTTCTTGAAATTGGAACTGGGTTTATGATGATTCGTAAGAATACTCTTAAGAAGTTTGCAGAAGCCTTTCCGCATTATGCTTATAAGCCCGATCATGTACGTACCGAGCATTTTGATGGATCACGTAAGATTATGCAATTCTTTCAGGCTGAAATTGATCCTGTATCAGAACGTTATCTTTCAGAAGATTATTGGTTCTGTCAGAAAATTCAAGAACTAAATATGAAGACATGGTTTTGTCCTTGGATGCAGATGTCCCATGTAGGAACATATATCTTTGGTGGTTCGCTTGCTGATCTAGCATCTATTGGAGCACCAGCTACTGCTGCTCCTGAGATGCTTGGTAAAAATAAGAAGTAAAATAGGAATTATATTATGCAAAAGTTAAAGTTGAGTCAGCGTACTATTCAGATTTTGAAGAATTTTTCTTCAATTAATCCGTCAGTTCATATCAAGCCTGGCAAGTCTATTGCTACAATTTCTTCTTCTAAGTCTATTATGGCTAAGGCTTCTATTGAAGAAGAATTTGAATCTGAGTTTGCTATTTATGATATTTCACGATTTTTGTCAGCCTTGTCTTTATTCAAAGATCCAGAATTAGTAATTGATAGTGGTTTTGCCACTATCACTGAAGATAAAAAGAAAATGAATTATGTTTTTGCTGATCCTAAAACTATTATCTCACCGCCGGATAAGCGAATTGTAATGCCATCTGAAGATGTTAAGTTTAAACTTACTAATGATGTAATGTCAGATGTAAATAAGGTAGTATCAATTCTACGTTTGCCTGAAATCATGGTTCAGAGTGCCGGTAATAATATTACAATTGGTACTTCGGACTCTAAGAATTCAACCTCGGATAATTTTGCTGCCGAAGTTGGAGAAACTGATAAGAAGTTTAGATTTATCTTTAAGTCAGAGAATATTAAGATTATGCCCGGCGATTATGATGTTACTATTTCGGCAAAGGGTATTTCGCAGTTTGTTACTACAGATCTTACTTACTTTATTGCTGTTGAAAGCAATTCTACATTTGAGGCTTAACTATGAGTTTGATGAAATTTAAAGACCGTTTCATCATTGAAGATAATTCAATTAAAATGTTTAGAGGATATTATAGAGATAAGCCATGTTTTGAAACATGCATTGAGGGCAATGAAGAGTTAATTAAAAAGATTTACTCTTTGTTAGAAATGGTGTATAATTCAGGAGAGCATCAAGGTAGACTTTTTGTACGGAATAATATTAAAACTGCACTTGGTATAGATCTTTAAATTATGGAGTTATATTTTGGAAGATTCACTTTGGGTCGAAAAGTACCGACCTCGTATTGTAGAGGATGTTGTACTACCAGTAACTCTTAAGACTACATTTCAAGAGTTTGTTAACAATAAGTTGATACCCAATCTTATTCTATCAGGTCCACCTGGAGTTGGTAAAACTACAATTGCTAAAGCTATGTTAAATGAGCTTGAATGTGATTATATTGTCATTAACGGATCTATGAATGGCAATATCGATACTCTTCGTAATGAGATTATGAATTTTGCATCATCGGTTTCATTTCTTGGCGGTAGAAAATATGTAATTCTAGATGAAGCTGATTATCTAAATGCTAATAGTACACAGCCAGCTCTTCGTAATTTCATGGAAGAATTTTCAAGCAATTGTGGATTTATTCTTACATGTAACTTTAGAAATAGAATTATCGCTCCACTCCATTCACGATGTTCAGTAATTGATTTTATTATTGGTAAAACTGATCGACCTAAGATGGCAGCTCAGTTTATGCGACGTGCTATTGATATCTTGGAAAAAGAAAATATTGAAAGTGATAAGGCTGTAGTTGCTTCTGTAGTACAAAAGCATTTTCCAGACTGGCGTCGCGTATTAAATGAATTACAGCGTTATTCGTCTACTGGCAAGATCGATTCTGGTATTCTTACTGATATGCAGGAAGTATCAATCGCTGATCTTGTAGAAATGATGAAATCAAAAAATTATACTGGAATTAGAAAGTGGGTTGCTGAAAATATTGATCAAGATCAGAATGCAATTTATCGCAAACTATATGATCAATCGGCTCAGTTTCTTAAGCCTCAGACAGTTCCTATTTTAGTACTTACCATTGCAAAGTATTCTTATCAATCTGCATTTGCGGCAGATCCTGAAATTACTATGATGGCTTGTATTACTGAAATTATGATCAATACGGAGTTTCAGTGAATCCTTTTGATATAGTTTCTTCGGTATCTCATAATAAGAAGAGAATAATTGATAATGAAAATGAACATGAATATAGTTCATTTATTATCAACCGAGCTCTTTCATATTATCCAGATACTTTAATGTATGCTCAAGATATGAATATCAATCATCATATCTCTGGACTTCTTCAATATGACTATTATTTTAATTCACTTCGACCTAAGAAACGATTTTCTAAATGGCATAAGAAAGAAAAGACTGAAACTTTAATGGCTGTCATGAAGTATTATGGTTATAGTTATCGACGTGCTATTGAAACTATGAATACACTTACTAAAGATCAACTAGATCATATTAAGAATACTATGACTACTGGCATTGAATAAAGCTCAAAAAGTAGAGATTAGAGTGAAAATAAATATAACATGTAAAATGCCTGGAAGTATGTGCAGAATGTGATTTGCAAATGGTTCTTTGGCAGTTGACCTATAATAATAAAAAGGCTAACGTGTCATGGAAAATAAGAATATATTTTTAAATCATGGTATTGAGATTGATCTTAATACTAAAGAAGACTTTCTTAAAATCAAAGAGACTTTAACTCGTATCGGGGTATCTTCTAAAAAAGAAAAGAAGTTATTTCAGTCTTGTCATATATTACATAAGCAAGGTAGATATGTAATTATTCATTTTAAAGAGCTTTTTGCTCTTGATGGAAAATCTACAGATTTCAATGAAGAAGACGAAGGTAGAAGAAATACTATTGCTGCTCTTTTAGAAGAATGGAATTTAATTAAAATTCTTGAAGTTGATAAAGTTAAAAATCCAAGAACGCCTATGAATCGTATTAAAATTATTTCTCATAAAGAAAAACAAGACTGGGTACTTGTTAGCAAATACAATATAGGTCGCAATTATTCTTCAAATACTAATGATTGATTAGGAGTTATATTATGTTTAGTATATTTAAACGACATGAAGTTGCTGATTCAGATGTTAAATTAAAGCAAATTATAGATTTACTTTTTCCTCAGTTTGAGACTAAAGTTACAGACGAAGGTCTTAAATATGCTATTGATTCTAGTATTGATACAAACATTGATGCAGTTGTAACAGATCTTCAAGATGGATATCTAGACAACACATGTATTAATACATTAGAAGCATGTTTACAGCGTATTCAGAAAGTGCGTGAAATTCTTAATCCTCGTCAGATTATGAATCCTGATATTGAAAAATATATTCTCAGTGTTGATAAAAATGAGTTGGATCTTAACCAATATAGTCCAGCTATAGAAAACGAATAGTTTAAAACAAGTGTACAAAGGAGAATAAAATGATCCATGAGTACAAGCCGTTTGTAATTCGGTAATATAGAATATAAAAAGTGTTTTCTAAAATAATGCAGAGATTCATTTCTCTGCTATCGAACAGGTATTATGTGTACATATATGTATGTACGCTAAGTATATTTTTTATGACCTGTACAATTGGGCAAGATGGTTCTGTTTATTATCATGCTGCTTTATCACAAGCTGCAGCCATGGAAATAAATGAGAATGACGCGCGTCTTAATAATGTTAGTTCTAGAAAATATACTATATCTAGAACTGACTGTATTCCGACGAAAGAAACATTCTTGACTTGTGTTGGTAATATGGTAAAAGAAGAAAATGCTATCATTGAATCATATCGCACTCGTCTTTTTGACATACAATTGATTAAACAATTAGTTGGTTATAATGATTTAGAAGATCTTTTATGGTTAAATGATATGAAGATCCACTATGGCGTAAAAGATGAAATTGAATTATTTCGACGTGTAGATGTTATTCCAGTAGAAATGGCTCTTGCACAATCTCTTCTTGAGTCTGGGTGGGGAATGTCTTATGCAGCGCGTGTAGGTAAAGGATTGTTTGGTCAAATCCAATCTAGAGGTACACATTCTATTACAGTACCATGGACTCCAGGACCCGATCGTCCACAGCCTTTTGTTTCTCATAGAGAATCAGTTACGGCTTACTTTATTAATCTTAATACACATCCTGCATATGCTGGATTTAGAGCGGCGAGAGAGCAAACTAAAGATCCTATTAAGCTAATGAATTATATGACGCGTTATTCTATTCGTGGTCAAGACTATATTAAACAAGTTCAAGATATTATTATTTCTTTAAATAAATATGATATTAAATAGTAGTGTACATACACTGAAATCTATGATAGAATGATTTTATAATATAAAAGAATATACACCGGTAGCTCAGTGGCAGAGCATGGGACTTTTAATCCCTGGGTCGCGGGTTCGACCCCCGCCCGGTGTACCATTTTCCTTTCACTTCAATAAAATATCGAATGTAATGAGTAGACAATTACTGTTTAGTGTTACTGCTTCTGATTGTGAATTCACGTACACCCGTGGTACTGGGCCAGGTGGCCAAAAGCGCAATAAAACCAGTAGTGCTGTGCATTGTCATCATCTTGCTTCTGGCGCAAGATCATATAGCGATATTACTCGATCTCAACACGATAATAAAAGAGATGCTTTTAAAAAGATGGTGAATACTGATGTTTTTAAGAAATGGCATCGATTAGAAGTTCTTAGACGTCTTGGCACTTTAAGTGAGATTGAAACAAAAGTTGATTATGAACTTCGTACAAACTTAAAGATTGAAATTCGTGAAAATGATAAATGGATTGAAGTAGAAAATAATTACGATCGTGATATGTATGAATAAGAAAGAAGTGAAACAGTTTGTGGATAATATGATGGCAGATATTACAAATACACAATTGATCGTTGATCCTCCTTCAGGTTGGAAATATGGTTTTCCTAAGCGATATTTCAAAAACGAAATTGAAACTGAAACTGAAGTTAAAAATTGGCTAGTTGAGAATGGTTATCCACAGTCTGAAATTGATTCTCTTGGTAACTCATTTCATATTCGATGCTGGCAAGAGTAAATGAAACCTTTATATCATGCAAATGCTTCAGTTAAACGTTATGGTGGCAAAGTTGAAGATTATCTCCCAGTACATAATTTCTTTGATAGTAGTAAACAGTGTTTGGCTGACGTGCGCCATCGAGCTATTCTTCATTCTTCTTTTGGTATTTTTCTTTTAGAAAAAGTATTTGGTGACTATATTACTAATTCTGAAGGTAGGAAAGTATGTGTCAGAGATCTTGGTGAAGAGCATGTTATTGAAGATATGGGTACTATCCCTACAATGGAGAGGTGGTTGCGTAATCTTCCCATTGAAGACTGGATGCATTCCGGACACAAGCGTAAAGTAAAAACTATTAAGCATATTTCCTTTAATAAAGCGGATTGATATATTATGTCGGATAAGATTAATACACTACAGAACATCATTAATGAATTTGAATCGCGCGTTAATACTCTTAAGCAGAATATGTTGAATGATTTCAAGTCAGTCATCAATGATGTATTCAGTGAAGTTTTCAATGCTCATCCCGAAATAGAAAAGATTGCATGGACTCAATATACTCCATATTTTAATGACGGAGAATCATGTATTTTCAATGTACATGATGTGTATTTTCTTCGAACTGATGATACACAAGAACTTAAGGAAAGTCATATCTATGAATGGCATAGCGCTGGATGGGGTGATGATGTTAAAAATTTTCCAGCTTTAAAGAAGTTAAATGCTCTCATTACTTCTTCTGAAGATATTCTTCTAATGATGTTTGGTGATCATTGTCAGATTACTGTAACACGAGATGGTATTGACGTTGAAGAGCATGAACATGATTAAGTAGTTTACTTATTTGTAAATCGTATATATAATATATCTATGAATAAGAGATTGATGAAAGCTAGGGCCGAGCACAACCAGTGGCTTGAAAAGCGCGGATTGCTTCCTGCACAGGTTCGTGCTCGGCTAGGTAAGCCAAAGCTTCTTTCTACATGGGATGCTAGGCCTATGCCTAAACCAAACATGTGTAATGTTTACACTGCTGGTATTAACTCTATTTGGGAAAAAATTCGTAAAGGCGAGGAAAAGCCCGAAACTATTCAAGCAATTGTTGCTAAGTCTAAGCGTATTGCTCCAGCTTATTCAAAAGGCGCTATGCAATATCTTGGTGATGATCCAGATGTTATTAGAAATGCAGGAAAGAAAAATTCACAATGAAATGGCTACTAGTAATTTTATTCATGAACGTCCAACCACATGGTTGGGAAGTATATGGTCAAGAATTTAAAGATCTTAAATCTTGTCGAGAAGCAGCATTAGAGATCAATGAAAAGATGGATAATGCAAATGCTGAAGCAAATCGTCTCAATATTCTTCAGATTGAACAGATTTATGCATGGTGTGAGAAAAATTAATGTCTACTGAATATTGGGCGGCTCGTGTAACAGATATTAACAAAAATCATTATTTTTATACTGGTCCTCTCGGAGGCTTTATTACTAAAAATAAGAATGAAGCTACTTTTGCTTTTACTGAAGACCAAGCAAAAGAACTTGGCGATGTTATGCTTAAGTTTCTCCATTATGCTATTGCTGGAAAGCTTATTAATTCACCTCTAAAGTCTAAAAAGTAATAAGTGTATAATGATTCTATAATAAATATAGAATAGAGGTTATTAAAGAGTATTAAAATGCTTATGAGTAAAGTTCCTGAATGGTTAAACGAACCAGACATTAGAACCTATAGTATTGAAGTATTTATTTTAGATTATGTTATGTATGGCGAACGAACATCCAAGACAGGATATTTGTTAACTCTCCATAGAAATGGAAAGATTAGACAATGCCACTTTATGACAAATAAGAAAAAAGCAGAATCAGTAGGTAAGAAGTATATGAAAGAACAAGGAATTTCTATAGATAATTAACTAGACCTATAGACCTGTATATATGTGTGTGTGTAAAGATAAATTAAGATATTTTTAAATTCGATGAAGCTATCATAATAAGTATATAGGACGCGGGTTCAATTCCCGCCACCTCCACCATAGACACATCATGAGACGCTAGTTGCATGGCACATCTGAACAAAATGCAACCCACTACATAATAGTGATCATAAAAGTAGTAAGTGATGTGTCTATGATGGGGGTGATAGGGATCGACTAATACTGAATAGATAGTGGAGAATCGGCAATGCTGAAGTCGTTAGGATTGAGAATTTCTTGATCAAAGAAGCAAAAGTAAATGTCAACGATAATGTTGCACATGATTATGCCCTAGCGGCCTAATCTGCGTCCGGTGGGAACGTGGAAACAGAATCCCACCACTAATTCGGTGACCTACCAATGAGACCTATGTAATGGACCTATACAAAGACCAAACAACAATAAACCAAACGATTATTGATGATGCTGGTCCATGGATGTGGCCGAAAAATGATAGAGGAGCTTCTGAATCTATAGATTTTACTGGAAAAATTGACTCAGGTGGATGGACAGCTTCTGATTGGGTAGTAAATCATAAAGAAAATTTGCTTAAACTGTTTGCTGATCGTGATAAAAAAGTAGTAGTACAAGCTGGCGGATGTGCTGGCCTATATCCTAGACTATTATCAAATATATTTGAAACAGTATATACATTTGAACCAGATAAACTTA